TATAAGATCCAATTCTAACAAAAAATTTATTACTTTGAATTGTTCCAAAAGTATCTAAATTAGATTTAAATCTATCTATATTGAAACTTGCCATTAAACCGTATTCCTTGATTCTCTATAAATTCTTTCTGTCGTGGCTTTTTTGAAGTTTTCTGATGGGAGCATGAGAGCAGCATCCCAATACATTGGCTCTACATTCAAATATCTACTTCTTACATGAGCAAAAAGATATCTTTTTACACACGGTTTGAAATATTTAAAGCGTGCTGCACTTTTAAGAATTTTATAAGATATATTTAATTTAGTATTTTCATTATATTTGTTATCGGATGAAATTGAATATAATGAATCCATAAGTTTGGCTCTGAGTATCGGAGGCAAGTAATGAAGATTGATCCCAAGGAAACCGTCTGTATATGATTCAACTACGAATATAAGTGGAAAAGCATCATAATAAGGAAGTTCATCTTTCCATTTTGGATCATATGAGAACATAAACATTTTGCCGATATCTTCAGATGCTATTTTAGTCACGGTGTTCTTTTTATCACGCATCAATCTATTACGATCGACTTGAGTTAAAGATCTTGCTGCTTCTCTGAACCAAGTGCGTGTATCTCTTTGGCGCACTGATTGGTCAATGCCCTGAGTTTTACCCTGCTTTGAAAGCTGTTGAAATATATAAGCAACCAACTATTTTATCCCTAAATGATCTTCTGTCATGATTTGAAATTTCCATCCACGATCAGCACAATAATTTTCTGCTGCATTCCATTTTGCTTTATTAACGCCCCATGTAAAAACTTCATTGATATATCTTTTTGAAACTTTTGCTGGTTTTGTAGGCTCTTTTGTTTGTGTTTTTGGTTTTACTTCAATCATCACAGTTTCACGCTTACCTTCACTATTTATTAGACCAACAATAAAATCAGGAAAATATCGGTGTATTTTATTATCAACTGGTGATCTATATGGAATGGCAATCTCTTCTGATTTCCACCATAATATGCTAGGTTTGTGAGAAAACCACAAGTATTAGCGGCAATTGCGGGCGCAGTAGGTGTTGCACAAATTGCAGATGCTTTTTCAGTACGAGCTACATATGACGGATTTTATCAACCTGATAATTTATTATTCCCTACTGATTTAAACCTAGGTGTGTCCACACCTTATATTACTTTTCGTTTTGAAGAATATATTAAAAGATCAATATATGAAACTGTTTCAACTGTTGTAAATAATGATCAAAATAAAACTATCAGATTGCCTATTCCAAGAAATTTACAAGATAATTTTTCTGTAAGTTATAGTCAAGAAAATTTGGGACCTGGTGTTGGTGCTGCTGCTGAAGGTGTAGCACAAGCAGCTCAGGGTGTTAGAAGTCAAAATCCTAGAGACTTTGCATTAGGTTTAGCTAGCGGCATCTATGGTGGTGCAGGAGGTCTTGCATTGCAAACATTAGAAGCAACATTAGGAAATTTAAGAGGGCAAGGCCCCGGTGGTAGTATTGCAGGAGCTATTGCAGGTTCCGTTGGTGGTGGTGCTTATAATGCACTTCAAGCATTAACTGGTTTAGCACCAAACCCATTTCAAACAATTCTTTTCAAAAATCCAAACTTTAAAAAACACCAATTTAGCTGGACTTTTGTTCCAAAAGAAGAAAAAGAAAGTGAAGTATTAAGAAAAATTATTGATGTATTTCAGTATAATATGCTACCAGGTATTTCAAAAACTGCTAGTATATTATTTACATACCCTGGTTTAGTAAAAATATTTTTAAATCCAACTCCAAAATACTTATATCAATTTAAACCATGCGTAATTGAATCATTCAGTGTCAATTATGCACCAAATGGTCCTGCTTTCTATAGAAAAACTACAGCTCCAGCAGCTATTAATATTTCTATTTCTTTACAAGAAGTTGAACTTTGGACCAAAAATGATTTTCTTTCTAGAGCACCTTCAGGAATAGTAGATAGAGCTGGAATAAATCCACTAAATCTACCACCAATAAGACCGATTAGATAATTCAATGACAGAAAAATATTTTGAAAAATTTCCACTTATTCAATATGCAAATACCATTGCAGTTGATATCACTAGAAGTGCTAAAGTTTTAGATTCAATCTATAATGATCCACATTTATATTATCTGTATGATATCAAGCAGGGTGAAAGACCTGACAGCATAGCAAATCGTTATTATGACGATCAATATTCAGATTGGATTTTACATTTATCAAATAGAATAATAGATCCATACTATCAATGGTATCTTCAGAACGAAGATTTCAATGCCTTTGTTGCTAAAAAATATGGGTCTATTCAACTTGCACAGTTGAAATATAAGTTCTATAGAAACAATTGGTATGAAAACCAAAATCCAATTCAAGTGTCAACTTTTAATGCATTGACCGCAAGTGCTAAACAATATTATGAACCAGATTTTGGCACAAGCACACTTTCAATTACTCCTTTGCAATATAAGAGAAGAAAAGTGGATTGGGTTGTGGATACCAATTATCTGGTGAAATATGCAGTAGCAAATGGTGCTAATTTCTCTATCGACAATCTTGTAAATATAACTTACACCGGTGGGTCAGTAGGATCTGGACAAGTAGCTTCAAGCAATTCTACTGCTGTGATTTTGAGATGCATGGATAGTTTTCAATTGATAAGTACTGGTACTCTCCTTAATAAGGAAAATGGGTCAAATACCACATTTACAGAACAAACGTTTGTTGCTAATAATATCCCTGCGGATGAAGCATCATTTTGGTCACCAGTAAGTTATTTTGACTATGAGGATGAAATTAATGAGAATAACAAATCAATTAGAGTAATGAACAAATCCTATTATAATGTTATAGCCCAAAATATGAAAGATATTATTGCGTAATGTCAAATACAGTAGGTGATATTTCAGTAGACACCCTTCTTATATCTTCGCCGAGAGGCAATTTGGATCTATCATCCAGTTTTGTTGCGGCGTCAATATATGAAAGTGTTTTCACGCCAGGAACAATTTGTGATATTGTTGTTTTAGATTCAACTGATTTTATCAAAACTCTTAAAATTTCTGGTGATGAAACTGTTAACTTTAAATTTAAATCTTATGGTGGTGAACTAGCATCATTTGTATTTCATCTAAATCAAATTAAAGATGTGCAATCAGTTGGTGCACAAAAAGCCAAAATGTATGCTTTTCAATGTATTTCCAAAGAAATTATGCACTCAAAGACAAATTTGATTCAGAAGTCTTATAATGTTCTTTGCTCAGAAATGATCAAGGATATCCACACAAATTATCTTAAAAGTACCAAACCATTATTGGATATTGAACCAACTGCAATCCCACAGAATATTCTAATTCCAAGTCATACACCATATCAAGCAATAAAAACTATTAAAAGAAGATCCATTTCAAGAGAAAATAAATCTTCCGTTTATGTATATTTTGAGACTAGAGAAAATAACCAGCAGGTATTTAAATTTCTGACATTTGAAAAAATGTTTGCAGCAAATACTGTAAAGACATTCCAGCAATCTGATGCCATCAATACTGATATCTTCAATATAATACCAGATAATAATATTATAGCATATACGGTTCCAAATCAAATATCATCTATCAATAAAATCAGATATGGTGGTCCTAGAGCAGTAGCACAATTAAATTTTACTACTCAGGAAGAGAAAAAAAATATTATAGACACTACTGGTAATGATCCAAAGATGACTCAAACATTTTTCAATGAATTTTTTGATGGGGTTCGTAATCCACCACAATCAGTTATTCCAGTCGATATTTCACAAAGATCTGTTACTAAAATTTCAGAAACGACCCCATCAATTGAATCTTATATGGCTTCTCTTATACAAAATTCAATGAAACTTAGAGTTCCAGGTGATACTATTCTAGCACCTGGGCAAACCATAGATTGTAAAATTCCATCAAGGACAGCTCTTACGGCGCCAGTACAAGATGATTCTGAAATGTCTGGTAAGTTTCTCATTACCAGAATCCACCACAGAATTGGTATGCTTGTGGAAAGACCAAGATATACATGTATAATAGAGTGCATCAAGGTAAACTATGAAAGTAATGAAGCATGACAGAACGTAATTTAGGTGAAACAATTTCTTGGTGGGTCGGCACTGTTGTTGACGTTATGGATCCACATGAAGCAGGTCGACTAAAAGTTCGAATTTTTGGTCGTCATGATGATGTTGTTAATATTCCGGATTCTGCATTACCATGGGCTCTTGTAGTGCAATCGGTATCATCTGCTGCAATTGGGAAGATCGGTACAGCACCAGTTGGCGCCGTAAAGGGTACTAAAGTTATCGGATTATGGGCTGATGAAGATCATCAATATCCTGTGGTTCTTGGTTCTATTGGTAAGTCGGGTGATCCGATCCCAGGTGAATTTGAGAACGGTGCGCCAAAGATTGATTGGTCATATGGCAGTATTCCCTCACCTGCACAGGCATCTACTCCTCACCCTTTTAATCCATATGCACAAGTTGGATCCACTCAACCAAGATATAGAATATCTGATATTGATGCCGGGCGTCAATCTATTGCAAGCATTAGAAATAATGATGGGATTCGTATTACATATGCAGTCCAGGCTGGGATGCGCCATCAAAGTACACCAAGTATTGGATTTGCAAATCCAAGAGATAGGAGAGATGTTCTAGATATTTCTAGATCTGTAAACCCACTTTCAATTGGTTCTATATTTCCTTGCTTACTTTTAAATATGATAAGTCTTAAGGATCTATTGGCATTCACAACAAGTTTAGTTTCTGCAGCAGCATCGGTCATTCGAAATATAATTGTTGCCGCAATACAAAATGCTATTCTAAACCTTGCACAGAGATTAGGTGTATTTAAAGTATTACAAACAATTAATGAAGTTGCAGGTCAAATTCAACAAATCCAAGACTTGTTTAATGCATTAAATATTCAGATCTGTGGTGTCAATCTTATTAATCAAGGTTTATTTGACGTTGGTAATTTAGCATTTTCCCAAGCACTAAATGGTTTAAATAGTATCACAGGTTTTGTTTTGGGTGGTGTCCAAACTGCTATGCAAGTTTCAAGTCAAGTAGCAGCAAATCTATTTGATAATATTGTTACAAGACCAGCAATTGCGGTATTGACGCCAGATAGCCCTAGACCCATTGCATCACTGGTAGTTTCTGCACCACCGTCAGATTACGTAAGAAGATATTATGATGGCGTTGCACAACAAAATCCATTTCCAGGTTATATTACATATGTTGATCCAGTATCGGGAGCAGCTGTTTACGTAAGATCACAGACCCCAGATTACGTGTCGGTATCACAAC